GATGACTTATTAAAAGCATCTGATTGGGAAATTGTATCAGAACTAGAAAAAGGTAATGCTATTTCTACCGATATGAAAAACTACAGACAAGCTCTTAGAGATTTACCTGCAGGTAAAGATACTGTTGAAAAATGTGAAAATGCTACATGGCCTACTAAACCATAATGGCCCGAGTAAAGTTTTTACATTTTGAACCAAGACCAAAACCAAGAAAAAGACCAAGAAGACATAAGAAGAGATTAAACAAATCAGAAAAACGAATGCAAAAAAAATATAATCGACAGGGGAGATAATGGCGACACTTCAACCAGGTGCACTGACACCTTCACAAACACAACAAACTGGTAGTAAAAAAGCTGTTAGTTTAATAGACAGTTTATTAACAACACCTAGTTTACCTCAAGGTACATCAATAACTCCACAGGTTCAAAGTGTACAGACAAATGAATTATTAGCTACTCCAGGTGTAACTGGAACTGTAGCTGCATCAACTACAGCTGCTACTGCCCCTACAGCAACTGGTGTTACTGGTGCTACTCCAACTGCAGTATCTACTGTAACTCCTGCAACTGCTGGTCAAGTAACTCCTGCAACTATTGGTACAGCTTCACAAATGACAGCAGCACAAGGAAGTGTAACAGCTCCTATGACTGCTGCACAACAATCACTAGCTAACTTAGATTCAAGAGCAACAGTTCAAGGTCAATTAGAAAATATATCACAAGATATTCAAACATCATTACAACAAGGTTCACCATTACCTGCATTTGCTAGAGGAGCTGCTGAGGCTGCTAAAGCTACTATGCAAGCTAGAGGATTAGGATCTTCTACAATGTTAGCAGAAGCACTAGCTGAAGGTATATTAAGATCATCAATACCAATAGCACAAGCAGATGCAAATACATATAAACAAGTTATATTTCAAAACTTAGCTAATAACCAACAAGCTGCAGTTGTTAATGCACAATCATATCTACAAATGGATATGGCTAACTTGTCAAATAATCAACAATCTAATTTACAAAATTTACAATCTAGACAACAAGTATTATTAACTGATAATGCTGCTAGAAATGCTGCATTACAATTTAATGCAACTAGCCAAAATCAAGTTAATCAATTTTATAGTAATTTAAATGCAAGTATTCAAGAACAAAATGCAAAACGATTAGATACTATGAATCAATTTAATACTGCTGAGTTAAATAAAGTTTCAGCATTAAATGCTAAAAATGCTACAGCTATAGCAGATGCTAATGCACAAAGAGAGGCTGCAATATCACAATTTAATGCAACACTAGACGCACAAAGACAGAAGTTTAATGTAGAAAATCAAAGAGTTATTGATCAATCAAATGTAACTTGGAGAAGACAAATCAATACTGCTAATACAGCCGCAGTAAATGCTGCTAATCAAACTAATGCAGAAAATTTATTAAACTTAAGTAACTATGCATTATCTGCTCTCTGGCAACAATGGAGAGATGAAGCATCTTGGGTTAATACATCATCTGAGAATGAAAATAATAGAAATCATAATTTAGCTGTTGCTGCTTTAGAAAGAACAACTAGTTTAGATTTACAAAACAATGCACAGAAACAAGCATTATATGGAATGCTTGGACAATTTGGTATGTCTGTGTTTTCTAAATATAGTGATATTAGATTAAAAACTGATATAAAATTATTAGGTATATCTAATATGGGAATCAATATATATTCATTTAAATATAATGGTAATGAAGATATTTATCAAGGTGTTATGGCACAGGAAGTGCCTTGGGCAACTACGCAAGATAAACATGGATTCTATATGGTTGATTATTCTAAAGTAGATGTTGAATTTAAAAAATTAAATTAGGAGAATAAATGTCATCACAAAATAGTAATACAAAAACTTTATTTAAATCTGCTGCTAAAAATACTGGTAAATTTTTATCGGGTTTATTTGGTAGTGGTGATGTTGAAATTTATGGACCAAAAGGAAAAAGAGATGGGCCTATGGCTCCAGGAAGAGATACTAAAAAGGGAACTATTAATAAATTTTTAGGTAAATTTAAAGACAAAGATGGTTATGCAAATTCAAGAGAAGCATATCAAAATTATTTAAATAGAAAAAAAAAAAAAAAAACAGGATATCAAAGATTTAGTGGAGCTAAAGTTAGCACAGGAATGATGTCACCTAGATCAGCGGGTAGAGTAGGAGCTGTAGGTGCAGCTACAACTTTTGAAGATACACTAAGTAGTTGGAATTCAAGAATGCGTAAGTTTGCAGTGCAGAGATACTACGCATCATTAGGTAAAAAATAATGTCAAAATTAATAAACGATAATATAACAGAACCAGAATACAATCCATTTGATGCTCCAATACCAGGTCAATCATTAACTGATGAACCAGGTAATTATCCATGGGAACATCCACCAAAAACAACTGATCCAGAGGATGCATTAAATAAATTTTGGGATAGATTAACTGATCCAGAAATTGCAGAAGAAATGATCGCTATGATGGATGCAGGTGTACCTGTTGAAGCATTAGCTAGAATATTAACATTTACTGGATTTGCAGAAGGTGAGTTTACACCTGATGTAGGATTCTTAACAATAGAACCTTTAATGAAAATGTTAGCAGCTATAGGTATTAGAGCAGGTGTAGATAAATTAGTTATATCTATAGAAGATTTAGGTAATGAAAAAACAGTAAGAGATATGATTACTTTAAAAGAAGCTAATAAACAAATAGAAGAAATTGCTGATAAATCTCAGCCAGCACAATTATCATCAAATTCAGGTTTGATGGCTAAAACAGAAACTACGGAGGAATAATGGTCAATCCACTTATAAGTGCTTTGTTAGGAGCAGGTGAACAGTACATGGCTGATGAAGATGCATCAGATGAATTAAAAGGTGATATCATTGATGGAGTATCTAAAAAATATTTTGATGTAGAATTACCTGCACAAAAAAATACTATTAATGCAATGAAAGAAGTTAAGAGTGTAATTGCACGTCAGTATGGTGATAAAATAGCAGACATTGGTGATAGTTATGGATTTTATGAAGATGGTAATATTGAAAAAGCTAAAGAAAGAATACTAGATTTTATAGCTACTACAAGAGACACTCCTGATACTTTTAGAAGTAAAGTAGAAAAAATGAGTGACCAAGATTTTGCTTCTGCATTTGGAAAAACTTCTATGATAGGAGTTAGAGAAGCATCATTAGAAGATAGAGAAACTAGAGTTAATAATATATTTTCTGATAGATATAATGTAAGAGATTTATTAGTATCACCAGATGCACCACAGGATGGTATAAGAGGATTTTTATTTGGTGATAGATTACAGAAAAAAGATGCAATAACAGCTAGAGGTAAATTAGAAACTGCAATTGAAGACAGACCACAGACAGATATAGAAAGTCCTGACTCTAAAAGTTTATTTAAAGTAAAAGCTGTAAAAGATGAATTATCTACTGATTTTTTATTTAGTCCTGCAACTACATATATAGGTTCAACTGATGAAATAGCAAAAGCTGCAGCTACATTTAGAGGATTTGATCAAAGTATACAAACAGGTGAAGATGCATTTGGTAATACAGTAGTTACTGGAATGAATTTTGCAGGTAACAAAGCATTAGAATATAATGCATTTGTATCTAAAATGTCAGAACTAGCTCCTCAATTTAGAGATCCTACAAATAATAAAATTGATTTAACTGCATTAGCTGCTGCCGCTAATGATGCATTAACAATGCAGACTGAAAGTGCTTTAGGTGATAAAGATGCGGGTGTTTTTGTAAATTATTTTGAAATGACTAATCAGGAGAAAAAAGCAGCAGGTTTAACAGGACTTGATTTAGCTAGTATAACATATAAATCTGGAGGTTTTAGTGATGCATTTAATGAAAAATATCAAACTGATGATGCAAAAATAAAAGCAATAGTAGATTATATTGGTGATTTAGGAGATAAAAGAGAACAAAGATTTTTTGCAGATAGATTACCAGTTGGTGTAAAAATAATGTATAAAGATCAGGAAGTAGATTTAAGAACATTAATAAAAGCAATAGTAAGATAAAATGACTAAGCTATCAAAGGGTGATTTAATTATAAACACTGATGCGGCTACATCGTCTGGTAAAGATTCATTTTCTACTAATGAATTATTAAAAAATTTAGAAAACTATGACCCTAATAAAAAAGTAGATATAAAATCAAATACTGTTATACCAATGGATACAAATCCAGATGGTTCAATTAAATATACATTTGATAATATATATGAAAATCAAGATTTAGTACAAGTATCTAGAGACTATTATACAAAAAGAGATGGTATAAGTTTTGAGTCTGGTGAAGAAGGTGATAGAGAAGCTATTGATAAATTTATAGCAGATAGAACTTGGAAACAAGCTAATAGTTTTTCTATGGGAAAAGAATTTTTATATGTAACTGGTGATAATGCAACCCAAGATCAAAAAGCTAGACTGGCATATTTAACTAGAACTTGGGATGTATTTCCTAATTTCTACCAAGACGGTGGTAGAGGTTTTT